GTCTTTAAGTATTTTTTTAATTTTGTTACGTTCTTTTCTTTAGGTTTATAAAACCCACCCGTTAAAAGCTGTTTCTGTATCTGGGTCAATATCTTCATTTGTGTTACTGTTATACTCTGGAAATAAATTGTCGTTAAAACACATATAGTCTACAAATCTTGTTGTGTAGTATTGTGCGAACTCTCTTTCTTTATTTACTAAATAATCTACTTCTTCTTTTTCTACGTTTTGTGCGTTCTCGCTTGTGTGTTTAAATACACCACCATTTTTTACTTGATACGCTGCAAATGGTAAGTAATCCATCATAGCGTAGTGTATAAGCATAGGTTGTATATATGTGTTTACAAGCGTTAGATAATTACCACTTAATGTACCACCTATTATGTCTGCGCTTATCTTGTTGTATAAATCACTACCTAAATAGTTTCTAACGTGAATCTCTTGCGCTATCTTTATAAACTGTATGTACTTATCTATATCTACATTACCGTCTATTATTGTATTGCGTACAATGTCCTCCCTTTTTATAAATAATGCTGTAGCCATAATTAGTTTTTAAATCCCATTTTGTTCCAGTATTCAGCAGTATAACCTTTATACTTCATATCTTTTGGTGCTACTGGTACTTTCTGTGCGTTAGCCTCTGGTTTAAAGCCTCTTTTACGAGCTTCTGTGGTACTTATAGCAGTCCCTAACCCTTTACCACCTTTTTTAGCGTAAGTCTTTCTAAACCACTTATGATTGCATCTAGCACCACCCTTATAAAGCCATATACTGTAAGTAGCACTACCACCTTTACCAAAACCAGCATTTACAGCTACATTTTCCATAGCTACTATATCTTCTTTACGGTAAACCTTTTTAGCACTTACCATTTTTTTGCAGAAATCTCTAGATGTTGCTTTAGTTCTAGCTGGTGCATACATATAGCGTACTAAAAACTCTACACCCTCTTGACTTTCTTGTTTACTTGTTCCGTCTTGTTCGCTTTCTCTGTAAGGTGTTGCTTTACCCGTACTAACAAACTTCCATATTTTAGATAGTAAACTTTTATCTTTTTCTTCCGTATTTGGTTTGTTAAGGTCTGTTATTACCTCGTCTAAACCATCTTCTTGGTCGTAGTTTACTTCTCTTTCGTCTAATAGTTCAAAGTCCTTTAAAAGTTCTTCTTCGCTTTGCCCTAAATCTATTAGCATATCTGCTATTTTGTTTCCTACATCGTTAGGCAAATCTGCACTTAACTTTACACCAGTTTCTTCTTCTCTTGTTTCTTCATCCTCTACATTCTCTAGGTCTGTAAATTCTAACGGTTGAAGCGTTTTAAAGTACAATTTAAGCGATATATCGTTATAAGCTAGTATAGAGTCAAACGCATCAATTAAAAGCGTCTGAAACGGTCTTATAACCATATTATCCATAAGTACAGAAGCAGTCCTTAATTCGTCTGCATTGTTTCCTAAACCACTTTGGTCTTTTATACCTAAAAGCATAGGACTTACCACCCTATGTGATACCATTATCTTTTTAGAACTCTCATCAGATAAAAACTGATACTGATTGTGTGCATCACTTAATTGTACTGGCTCTATACTTGCAGCACTTTCTGAATTATCATTAAAGGCTAATATAAACTTACCAGCATTGCTTGAGCCACTAAACTTTTGATAGATTCTTTGTTCTATCATTTGTCTTTCTTCAGGGTTAGGCGTACCGTTGTTAAAGTTAATCAACATAGATGGTGCTAAACCATTCATAATGTTGTTTAAGTGATAGTTGCTTATTTCTTCTTCTAACTCTGCGTACTGTAAGCCACCCTGATAATCTACACTACTGTAATATTTGTAACCAGCTCTGTAAGGCTTAACGTATATAATTTCTATTGCCTCGTTACTTTTGCCAAATACTGGTATGCGTGTTAAAACATCGTTACGCTTTTGTTTTGACCAATCAGGATGGTAGTAGTATGCCTCTATTTCGCCTTTATCGTTACATTTCTCGGCTCTTAACGTTTCTACGGGCATATGCTCTACTTGAGCTACTTTTTTACGGTCTTTGGTGTATATTACTTGTATTGCACAAGCACCCATTAGCTTTAAATCAAAACACAGCTTTCTTACGCAGTCCTTGTGGAATAAAGAAATCATTTGTGCGTATTGATTAGGCTTTTTACTGGAATTAGTAGCATCTAAACCTCTACCGTATATCATTTCGCTTATACCGTTTATTATAGCGTTGTTTGTTGGACTTCCGTTGTATCTGTCTATTAAATACTGAAAGTAATTGTTATCATCGCCATAACTAACGTAGTCTTGGTTAGTCTTTTCGCTAATTACTGGACTTGTATAAGTCGATAGATTAACTATTCTTAAATCGTTCATATTATAATATAATCGTTATCAAAACTATCCTCTGTTGTGTATTTGTTCTTATTACCGTCGTAGTAATCGTTAGAGGATTGGTCTATTGTTTGATTTGTGCAAAAGATTTTGTCTTTGTAAATCGTATTGCTGCCATCTTTTATTTCTAGTGTGTAGTAGTTGTTTTCTACTAACGTTCCAAAGTCGCTTGTAAATACCATATAATTACCACTAGTACTAGCGTTAGGCGTTGTGTTTACTACACCTCTTGTTGCTTCGTTAGTTAATATAACATTTATAGCACCGTTAATAAACGTTCTTGGTATTACGCTAAATGTTTTAACTCCACTTGTGGTTATTATCTTCATATTAATATATCAACGTATTTTAGTTTTTTGTATAAAAAAAGCTACCCGTATAGAGTAGCCTTTAATTATTGGTTAGATGTTATTAAGCATCAGGGTCAATTGGACTTACCGCACTCACCTCTGGAGCAGTTGCAAAGAATGGAGGTGCAGTCTCTTGTGCTACTGCTGTTAAAGTGAAACCTGAAAGGTCTCCCATAGCAGCACCAGTTACGATAGTTCCACCAGTGATTTCAGCACCGTGTTCTTTACCGATTAAAAAGTAATTCCCATTGTAATCTTCTACTACATAGTGCGCTCTGCCTCTATTAAGTAGTTTTATTTCTTCTTGTGTAGCTACATCTAAAAATGTTAAGGTAACGCTTAATGTAGTTTCGTAGAACGTTGTACCGTTCTCTCGTGAGCTTGTTACAGTAGTTTCTAAACTTGAATTACCTTTAATTTCAAATTTAAAAAACTCTGCACTATTATCCGTTGGTAATGTTATAGTACCAGATGAATCAGATAACGCTGCAATAACACTAGAGTAGTCTAAAATATAGATATTTTTAAGACCACCTACTGAACTTTTGCAAGGTAAACTTCTTCCTTTTGTAATTGCGCAAGACATATATTATATTTTTTTAAATAAAAAAGGGTAGGCAGTTATGCCCACCCCTTTCTACATTAGTTAGTAATTATTAAGAATAAAGAACAATATCTCCTCTTACCCCGTACTGAACTCCAGCAGTATATCTCATTACAACTCTTACGTTGTCAGAGCCATCAAGGTCTCCCATATCTAATACTTTCACAACATTTCTGTCATCAAGTAAACCAGTTCCGAAGAACAAGTTAGATTTTTGAGCCAATATTGCTTTGTTACTTGCAAGTCCTTTAGCTACAAAGATGTTGATTCCTTCGAAAGTTAAAGCACCACCGTTGTACCAAGTAGTACCTTTGTTGTCTACACCATTTGCGCCAATATTAGTAGCAAAGCCACCTAAAGCACGAATGTAAGCTCTTGCAATGTTATTAGAAACATAAAGAGTCAAATCGTCTTGACCTAAAATAGTTGAAGGTGCAGCATCTACGATTTTTCCTAATTCGTCAATAACGTTAGCAGCAGTAACAGTAGCTTCAGCAACATCAGCACCACCATCAGCAGTTAACAATGCGTCAAAGCCATCGAAACTACCTTCTCCAGCAGCACCTTGCCATATAGATGTTTCAGTTGCGTTAGCTACTTCAGCAGCAACACGAGCAATAACGAAATCAGAAAACAATGGAGGTAACTCATCAAAAGCAGAGTAACCCATTTGAGCAGCTTCCCAATCAGCGTGTAGCTCTTTTTTACAGATTTGTAAGTTAACTTGTAATTCAGTTGGAGTAAGTACTTTTTCAGTTAATGTAAGTCCAGATGTTGAAGAATCGAAATCACAATCAGCAGAACGAACAAGATTAGAGAAAGTTCCTACTTTCATAGCAGCCTTATACTTTACGTTAGGCAAAATAGTTACAGCTCCAGCATCTAATGTTGAAGCACTTAAAAGGGCAGCACCTAGATACTTCCCAGCAAATTCTCCAGCGTATGAAGAACTAGTAATAGTTGGATTTGGCATTTTTTAAAAAATTTATTTATTAATGATTTTATTTAAAACTTTATCGAATGTAGTTTGCTTTCTA